CATCAGGTAGCTTGGGAACTTTACCTTGTCTAACAAGCAGGTGCATACGTCTTCTTAGATATGGTAGTTGAAACTCTTGGGTCAAAATACTATAGATACCACCAAGACTATTTTCTAGTTCTTGTGCCATAAGATTTATTTCTGCTGCTGTTACTCTTTCTGCGTCACGTTGTACTGATCTAGCCATTAAAAAAGCAAACTCAAGTCTTGCTTCTATTCTTTGTATGGCACTAAAGGCAACAGAAAAGTCTGCACTTTTACCAACTTGCATCACAGAAATATCTGAAGCAGCACCTTCTCGAATAGCTCCATTAGGTGCTTTGCTTATAGTCGAAGCTCTTGTAATTCCATTAGGATTTACTAGGAATAATGTCTTGGCACTAGCAGCAGCACCTTCAATTATTGCTTGCATTAAAGACTCAAGACTAATCAAGTCTCCTCTGTATTCTTCTACATATCCTCTACCATAATCTTCACCATCTACCCGAATAAATCTAAGAGGTATAAAAGGAGTAACATCTACCTTTGACCTACCATCTGTATTTGGTATCTTTTCTCCTTTACATTCTTGAAACCAAAAGAAGTCATCATTCATTCTCTTGATAGATGTATATATATCCAAGTCACCCTTCATCATCTCTGCGTCATAGTTCTCTTTCTTTTTAATTTGTTCTAAGAACTCAAGAGGTAGAGCTTGTGGGTGTACTGTCTCTTTAATAAGTATTTCTAAAACATTACCAACTTCATCACGCTTACAAACAAATTTAGATAGTGGATATACTTTAAGTCCTTTATCTGTTAGATATAACAAGACATTACCTGATACTACAAGATGCTTAAGTGCTTCAAACATAGCAACTCTATCGTTAGATATTTCTATCTCACTCATCAAAGCGTTTTCTATTGTGCGTAGTCCTTTATCTATTTCGCTTTGTAATGCTTCTTGTCCTTGCTTTCTTATTTCAAGATCATCAATATCAAGTTTAAAAAATGCTGTGCTTGGTGGTAGCAAAGTCATTAATAGTTTGTTTGATAAGCTATTAACTCCTCTACTACCTGTTGCTTGAAAAGGTGTTTTAATCCTAGCTCTAGTACCTGATGTCTGTTCTGGTATCAGACTAGGTATGGTTAACTTAGATGATTCTTTTGCTTCTCTATCATAAACAGACCGACTACCGACAAGTGCTTCATATCTACCTGCTGCTGTTGTATCTTGTGTTGAATATTCCATATTTAAGGAGTGTAATTAAGAGAACCAGTACCTGTCTGTGTATTTGCTAGTAAAGGTATTTGTAATGATCTAGTACCAAGCCTTTTTCTACCTGTAACTGGTGTAATTGCACCTTTCTTTTTAGTAAGAGATGTTCTTTTGTCACCGATAACTACCTTTGAAGCAGTTTGTTCTATAGCAGAATCAACTGGTTCTGGCTCTGGTAATGGTGGTGGCTTGGGTCTTCCGAAACACATAATTAAGCTGTCCTTGATTTAGATCTACCAGAAATAGATTTTCTACCCATTCTAGCCTTTGCCATGCTTTGTGCTTTAGTTGGGTTACCCCTAGAATATCCTCTTCTAGCCTCCATTGCACGTTTATTTCTTGCTACTGCACCACCACTACCACCACTACCACCTGATAACATTTCAGCAGTTGTAAGGTTAGGGTCTACATAAGTTCCCTCCTCTTTCTGTCTCTTAATCTTTAAAGTTTCTGTTGCTTTCGCTGTATCTTTTGGATCAGTAACACCTGTCTGTTTACCAGTTACAGTAACAGGTCTGTTTTGATATTCACGTTTAGGTTGTTGTCTCGTTTGACCACCACCACCAAAACACATAGCTAATTCTCCAATACTCTATTAGTTAACATAGTTTCTTTTTGTCTTAGTTGCTGTTCAATTAAATAGTCAACAACAGACCTCTGCCCTGCACGATACCACACTTCACGATCTGATAGGGATAGGTCTGGGTGTCTGTTAGGAAACACTTGATCTAAAGCTTGTATAAGTTCGTCAGTAATTACTGGTAAAGACACAAAAATTAAAGAGCTATTTCTATATTATATGTTAATGTAAAGATAACAAGGAGTGGTTACCTTGTTGTATTGCAAAAAGAAAACCTCAAGGGTGTGGTTCCTCTTGGGGTTTTCTTTATGGAAATCTATGCTATATTGTTTATTAAGCAATCTTCCCCATACCACGTGGAGAGAAATACTACCACCTCTGTAGTTTGGGATTGTTGATTGCCTACTAAACAAAAGAAGCTGTAGTCATGTTAATTTAATTTAACCTCTGGTCGAAGATGATCTTTTGTTTTTTAAGTAACCAGACCCATTACCAAACTTATTAAATTAGTCACTGCTCTGACGGAGCGTCAGTTGCTTATAACAAAGAAGCACTAACAACCCATGCTACTGCGTTGTTGGTGCTTTCTTTTATGGGTTCCAAAGTTTTACTTCACCTGTATTGTAATCATAATCTCCTTCTCGTAGTATTCTTGTAAGTCTTGCATTCAAGATGGCATCAGCAATCGTGTAACCTTTCTTAGTATATGTCTCCTGTACCTTAGACCATAGTGCTTCTTTGGTATCAGGTGTACTAGCTAGAGTCTTTGAAGCAGTAACCATACCCATACCTTTAATACCTAGTATTCCGTCACCAGAATCACCAGCAAGTGACATCTCAAACCAATGCCTGTCTGCTTTCTTATTGGTGATATGTTCTATCGAATCGTCAGCTATAAGTTTGCATGGTAGTGTTCTCATATCTTTATCAACAGAAACTATTATTGGATCTTTATATCTGTCATTGGTAGCAAGCAAACCTAACACGTCATCACCTTCAAGGTTTTCATAAGCTACGCTTTCATATGTTTGTTTAACTTTTTTAATAACACTTTTAAGTGCTAATGGTTTACGTTTACCTATCCTGTTGATCTTGTACTCAGGAAATATTTCATGTCGAAATGTAGGGTAAGAAGTAAAGCACATAACTATATCATGTTTACCACTAGCAATAGTTTTATATACATCTAGTCTGTTCTCAATCAAATTAAGGATGTCTCTTTCATCAGAATGAAGAGTATGCTCCCAATCATTCCATCTGGTGTCTTGCTCACAGGCACAGCAAGAATTGTAGATCAACCAATCAGCATCAATAAGTAAAGTCATAGCTAAATAAAATCCTCATATACAACAAGCCGACCTGTTTTTTGGTCGTACAATAATTTATCTACTTCTCCTGTCATACCAGTATGTCTAGACTTTAATACCTTTAATTGTAGTCTTTGCCTTTCGCTTGCATCTCCTACTTGATTTCGTGATGCACCAAGCACCACATCTGATAGTTGAACAAGACTATGACTACCTCTAAGATCAGATACAGATATATCTCTACCTTCTTCATGTCCTTGACCCTGTGGTCTGCGTAAATGACTGACTACTATCAAAGCTATGTTAGTTGCTTCACATAAACTTCTTAGCTTAGTCATTGTTACATCTATAGCTCTTCGTTCATTGTCTAAGTCAAGACCAGACATAACTATTGATATGTGATCTAAAATTACTATTTGTACTTTATCTACAGTTGCAAGATATCTTATTTGTTCTAGCAATACATCAGGATCAAGACTTCCAAAGTGATTGTATAAAAAAAGATTGCGTGTTGATGTGAGGTTATCAAACGCAATCTTTAGATCATCTTTAGTTATGACATCTTCATTTAAGTGCAAAGGAATGTTCAAGTCAATACCTACAAGACCTTGAAGAGTTCTTTGTACTGTTTCTTCTAAACCTATATAACCAACCTTTATATTTTTTTTAAGAAAGTGATGACAAAACTCTCTACATATTGTTGACTTACCTGCACCACTACCACTTGCTACTGTAAATAACTGACTTGGAAATAATCCTTTTGTATATTCATTTAATTTAGGAAATGGAAAGTCACATACAGCTTTACTTGTTTCTTTAATAAACAAATCCCAAGCATCAGCACCATTAATTAAACTGTCAGGTCTTACAGGTCTAGCTTTCCATAACCTATCTTTAATAAGTTCACCCTCTCCTAATACAAGATGATCGTTTACATCATTACGATCTAATTTTGCTATAGCAACCTTACCTTTTGGTAAAACTTCCATACATTTTTCTGCTGCTTTATTACCTGCTTCATCATTATCGAAACATAAAACTATGCGACAAAAAGTATCTAACCACTTATAATTAGCTGCTAAGTATTTAGGTGCTGACTGTACTCCTGATGGAATAGATACACAAGGAAACTTATTACCCTGTATCTGACTAGCACTCATGCAATCTATTTCTCCTTCGCAGACAGTTATAAAGACAGAACCATTACCTCCATGCTGTCTCCATAAATGCTGACCCCATAGCTGTACCTTTGACATATCTCCTATCCATATAAATTTTTTATCTTGAAAGCGTATGTGTTGTGCGACATCATTACCTTTCTGATCTTTATATGTGGCTACCTGTACTGGTTGTCTTCTGTACTCTGACATACCATAACCAAATAGTTCTGAAGTCTCTTTAGTGATTCCACGTTTGGGTAAAGCTATTGGTGTTACCTTTAATAGCTGTGGGTTTGGTTTGTATATAGGAATGATTTTACTGGTCACTGATTTTTCTTTTTTGTTTGGGTAGTAAGTGTAACCACAGTCCATAGTGAAACAATGGTGGTGTCCATCATCAAAGACAGCACAGTTTTTTTTACCGCACTCAGGACAGACTATCTTATTCTTGTATTGACTCTTCATCTAAATTGCATTTATGTTTTTTTAAACTGACATCAACCCATGTAATTCCATTAAAAACTCGCCACATATTATTAACTGGATCTAAAAATGTATCACCTGTTTTAGGATTTTCTGGTTGTAGATAAGTCATGCCAATCATCAGGAATAAATTTGTCACAGTATTGGAACCCATGTCTCGTACACCATTGGGCATACGAGATAGAGTTCTTAGCTTTAGATAGTTTGGTTTTACTATTTTGAAAGCAAAACCTTATATCTAAGTCGGGTCGTTTCTTCTTAATCGCAAGATGTTTTCGTCTATCTTCTTTTGAGAAGTAACCTTTTGTCTCAACAATAAAATTGTCGAGGATAAAGTCAGGCTTGTAGCAGTAAATAATTTCATAGTCAATGCTGAGTGTTTCATAAGTAAATACAATTTTCTTTTTAGTTAAGTTGTCAGCAAAAAAAGCCTCAAACTTACTTTTGTATTTAGAAGTCGGCTGCTGTTGAGGTCGGGACTTTCTCTTCATAACTACTCGATGAATCTGCTTGAAAATCTGGGCTGCCTGTCCATTCAACGTGCTTTCTTACTATGACTTGCAAAGGTTGGCATCTTATACCGACACCATTAGCACCTGCGTCATAGCCACTACACTTCATAGACATTTGCCCTTCTGTCATAGGACTAATCTTTTCGTATTCCTTCTTTTCTTCGTCTGTCATAAGACGTAAAGGATCTTCGTTAGCCCAGAAAGTAACAGGTGGATTAGTCCATACATCACCATTCTGTTTCACCCCACCAGCTTTCTTGCTTGTTCTGATTACAAGGTAATCATCTTCAAGAAAATAAGGTAATGATGGTTCGCCATGTTTGTTTTTTGTAAGACTAAACTTTCTATCTGGATAGTGTTCTTTTAAAGCAGCTTTCCATCTTTCAAGCAATTCTTCTAGCTGTTCAAAAATATGTTCAACAGCATCAACTTCTCTACCCATTTCATCTTTCATCATAATGCCTTTTTTAATAAGACATTCTGCTTTATATTTCTTGATACCCTTGTACTCGTCAGGGGTTACAAGATATGAATACCTAAAATTAGTAGGATTAGGCGTGACTATTTTAATAGTCTCTGGCTTGAGTTCTTCCATGTTTGATACCTTGGTTTGGTTTCCGTTTTATTGCGTCTATAAAAGACGTTCCTTAACTATACCTCTATTGTTGGTTATGTAAATATATATGGTGCTGTCAACACATCTGTAATGTTATAGTCTCCCATATCTAGTGATGCTGGTAACTTACTTGTATCACTTAGTTGTTGTGTTGTTTGGTGGTATAAATTATCAAGATTGTTGTCACTATAAATGTTAAAAAAACTTTGCTTAACACATTCGATAAACCTGTGAAGCTCACTAGCTGGACTTCCATAACAGTCGTGAATAACACAAAAGTTTTTAAGTCCATGCTTACTAGCTTCTACTAAACTCATGTGACAATGTGCAGCATCAAGACTATGTATATAATTACTTGGAAAACCTTGTGCCTGTCTACGTTTATCCACCTTAGTAGTATCTGGTTCAGCAAGACTAAGCCTAACACTTGAGTTACTTAGTTTAGTTTTTACTCTTTTGACATCATTTTTGTAGTAATTTTGTTGTACAAGAAACCCCGAAGGTGTATGCCAAGAAATAGGTTTGTTCTCTTTGTTAAAACATAAGGCTGTAGTCTGCAAATATTTCAATACTTTATAGCTTTCTGGGGTTACATACTTGACTGCCTGTTCAATCATGGTTGCCAGATAAAAATTATTCTTAAAATTTTTTGCCATAGAAACATTTTCATTAACAAAATATTTTTCTATATAGTTTGCAATGCCGAATGTTGTTGAGTTATATGGAATCATAAGCACAGGTTTCTTTATAAACTTTCTTGTCAACTTATCTTTCTGTGCATACCAGATTGGTGCTTGTTCAGATTTGTCATACTTCAGTAACATTACGAGAACATCAAGTATTTGTTTATATAAATCCTGTGGTTCATTAACATTTTGTAGATTAACTTTATTCGCTAAATGTTGATTAGATATAAGACCTGCTATATGTTGATAGCCATTGTTCGTACCATCAAGACAACAAACATGATGAGAGATATACCCATATCCTTCGCATTGAAACTCACACCACTCTTTACACCAAGCAAGAAATTGAAAAGGTTCTTTTGCTTTACCCCATATACCAACATTACCTATAGGATCTTTATAAACTTCCTCTGCTATGTCAGTTCCTTCTATATAAGCCCACTCTAATCGTTGCTCATAGGTAAGTTTATTAAGACCCCAATGATTTGCACCTGCTATGGCTAACCAGTTCAAGTCTTGCTTAGTCTTTATCTCTGCACCCTTATAAAATCTATGCAGCCCTCTTGCTATGTCATTACCTTGTGGGTGAAAGTGTGCAGTTAGTGGGTACATACGACCAGTAAAATCAAACTGATAAACGTGATAAAATTTTTCGCCAATATATCTTTTTGCTGTATCAATCATGGATAATATTTGATAACGCTTGACCATATTCTGTGCGTTCATATCATGGATTAAAGAAGCCATATACCGCCACTCTTTTCGTGCTTGCTTATTGGTATCTATATCGAGTGGTTTTGTTGGCAGTTCTGCAAGCTCTCTATCAATCAATGAACCAACCTCTATTCGTTCCTCCCAACAGTATTCAAGAGTTTCTAACACAAATTGATTTACACCCCAAGCTGTCTGACTCGCCAGAG